GCAGGCTAAGTTCAACAACTCTTGTGGACTTATCTTCCAGAAGGAAGCTGCTGCTGTTGTAGAAGCTATCGGCCCACAAGTTCAAGTAACAAGTGGAGACATCTCAGTGGTTTACCAAGGTGATGTAATCCTCGGAAGACTTGCTATGGGTGCAGACTTCTTAAACCCAGCTGCTGCTGTTGAATTATTCGCAGGCACAGCAACAAAGCCAACAGCGTTTGGTTAATTTATACTATATACGGAGGCTTCGGCCTCCTTTTTTTTTCTTATGGCTACCACAACTATTGACACCGATACCGAACTATCCGCAGTGAACTCTATACTGGGAGCTATCGGACAAGCACCTCTAACAACTCTTAACTTTGATAACCCAGAGGTGTCATTTATATTTAATTTATTACGAGATGCAAACGTAGATACACAGTCAGAAGGCTGGCATTTTAATACAGAGTATCATGTAAGATTCACACCAGATGCAAACAAGAAGATTGCAATAAGTGCTGACATAGTATCAATGGATTTACATGATAATCAAGCTCGTAGACACTTTGACCTAGTACGTCGTAACGGATTCTTGTATGACAAGATAGATCATACAGATGAATTTGAAGATGACATAGATCTTGATATTGTTAAACTATACAAATTTGAAGATCTACCTATTCCTTTCAAACGCTTCATTGTATATAGAGCGTCTAGAATTGCAGCTACACAACTCGTTGCTAATCCGGGTTTGGTAAGATTACTAGGAGTACAGGAGCAGCAAGCAAGAGCAGCACTACAAGAGTACGAGTGTAATCAAGCAGATCACAGTATGCTCGGATTCCCAGAAGATACTGCATATCAAACATATCAACCATTTAGAAACCTTAGACGATAATGGCAGGCGTAACACAAACCATTCCACAATATTCAGCAGGCATATCAGAACAGCCTGACAACCTAAAATTTCCGGGTCAGGTAGTAGAATCTATTAACGCAATACCAGATGTAACCAAGGGTCTATTCAAAAGACCGGGTGCAGCAAGAGTAGGAACTGATGCTTTAGCTAATGTTCAGAGTGGTGGTGCGTACTTTCATTACTATCGTGACGATGAAGAAGGCTCTTACATAGGACAGGTAGCCTCAGATGGTCAGCTCAGAGTATGGAAAGCTGATGGTGACAACCCCGGTACAGAACAGAATATACTATACGGGCCAGACCAAGCATGGGATAGTACAAAGAATTATACTTCTGGACAGAGAGTTGAAGCTAACGATAAAGTATACGAAGCTCAAGCTACAATAAACAGTGGTGGTACTGCTCCATCACACAGCTCCGGTACAACTAATAACTGGTTATTTATAGAAGCAACTTCTGTAGACAAAACAACAATACAAAACTATCTACAAACAGCTACACCAGAAAACTTACAATTCTTAACAATCAACGATACAACATTTGTTACCAATAGAGATAATAGTGATTACACTCAAGCAGAGATAAACGGTGGTGGTACTCCAGCAGGTAAGAATGCTGGTGATGCTAGAACTGTTACAACAGTAGGTACTACAGGAACTACAGATGCTACACCAGATCCTCACTTTGCATTTATAGAACTAACTAGAACTGAAAATGGTAGGCAGTACGGTGTAAACTTATATAATAGTGATGCAACAACTCCACTGAATCGTGCTACACGTATAAAAATACAGAGTCATACACTCGATGAAAGTGATGGTACAGGTCATTGCCCCGGTATCGGTACTGAAGTATTTAGTGTCGACTCTGGTACTAAAACCAATCTTATATTTAGAATCACAACATTAGGTCAACAAGGTGTTAGTCCTAACTACAGTGCTAACTCTAATGGGCCGGGTGGTAATAACTACAGATGTAGCTATCAACCAGACATAGTATTATTACATGGTGGTGAAGGCTGGGTTACAGGCGATACAACTACTGTAACTATGGAAGGTTTTAACTATACTATCAGGGTAGAAGATCACGAAAGCACAGCAGTAAAAGCTAGTATCAAACTTATCAGGCCAGAGCCAACACCATTCGATGCTGATACAGCTGTTACTGCTGATGCTATTCTTGGTGGTATACTATCTGAGTTAGCTGGAACAGGTATTACTGGTAAAGTTATTGGTACAGGAATGTATCTATCTAGCTCTAGTGCTTTTAATGTAGAGGTAGTAGAAGATGACTTAATGAGAGTCATGCAAAGCTCTGTAAACGATGTAACTAGATTACCGAATCAATGTAAAGATGGCTACATAGTCAAAGTATCTAACTCTCGTATGTCAGAAGAGGATGACTACTATGTACGTTTTGATGGTGAGAATGGCAGAGATGGATCTGGCTCTTGGTCTGAGTGTGCAAAACCCGGTATACCGAAGACTCTTACTAATATGCCTTTGGTTATTCAGAGAACAGTACTAGCAAACCCCGGTACATCTACAGAAGTAGCTACATTTACTGTCAAACAGTTTACTTATGCTGATAGATTGATAGGTGATGAACGTACAAATCCATTACCAACCTTTGTAAATAAACGTATAAACAAAGTATTATTCTTTCGTAATAGATTAGTATTCTTATCAGGGTCAAATGTTATATCAGCTAGACCCGGCTCAATAGCTGAACCAGACTTCTTTGCTGAGTCAGCACTGACTGTATCGGCATCGGATCCTATTGATATATCTTCTGCATCTACATTTCCGTCCGAACTGTTTGATGGTATAGCAATCAATGCTGGTTTGGTAGTATTTAGCACAAACCAACAATTCTTACTTGCATCAGATGATACAGTTCTAAATCCTGATACTGCTAAATTACGTAGTATATCTACATTTAATTATAACAAAGATATTGCACCGATCTCATTAGGCACTACAATAGGTTATGTTGATAACTCTGGTAAGTTTAGCCGATTCAATGAGATGGCAAACATTAGTCGAGAAGGTCAGCCAAATGTTGTTGAAGTTAGTAAGATTGTACCAACGCTTCTGCCGAAAGATATAGACTTACTTACTAACTCAAGAGAGAACAGTATTATCCTGTTTGCTAAGTCAAGCTCTACTGACAGTTTAGTATATGGTTATAAGTATCTAAATGTTGGTGATAAGAGGCAGCAAGCTGCGTGGTTTAAATGGAAGCTAAATAGGCCAATACTATATCATTTTATTATAGATGACGAATACTACTATCTAGATGCAGATTACTATTTGCAAAAGATAAGATTAGTACAAACAACAGAAGACCCTAGTATAGTACAAGACAATGTCGACTTCTTACTTCATGTGGATAATCATACTACTGTTAGCGGTGGCAGCTTTAACGCAACTACAGATACCACAACCTTCAGTAGTGTGGGTTGGCTGAATACAGTCACCACACCTAATCACGATTTAGTTGTGATTGATACAAATACTAACTCAGCACGAGTTGGTAGATATGCAAAGCCTACAGTCAGTGGCACAAGCTTTACCTTACCCGGTAACTGGTCTGGTGTCACACTTACTATAGGTTACATATACCCTTACGAAGTTCAGTTTCCTACATTTTATCCTATGAAAATGGCAGGCGAAAAGACTGAATCTGATGTAAACTCTTCGTTAGTGGTACATAGAATTAAATTACATTTTGGTAAGATAGGACTTTATGAAACAACACTCGAACGAGTCGGTAAACCAGACTACACAGAAGTATATGAATCAACAGAGCTGGACGAGTATCAAGTCTCTGATGCACCATATATCGAAGAGTTTATCAAAACTGTCCCAGTCTACGAAAAGAACACAAACGTAGATGTAATACTACGATCATCTCACCCAGCCCCAGCTACGCTACATGCGTTATCATGGGAAGGTGACTATTCACCCAGATTTTATCAACGTGTCTAATTATATACACCCAATCACTTTGGAGGCTGCTACAGAAGTGGCCTCTAATCTCCGTCCAGATGACCTCAGAGAGGTTAAAGAAGGGCATGGGATAGATCCTACCCTCCTACCATTT